ATGTCTCCATATATCTCCTCAAGCTCGATAAAAGCATTGAAGTCATAGAGCAGCGTACGTTCTTTATCCAGGGTTACAGGAATAGGTTTTATCTTCACATCGTTGGCATTAGCCATATGTTATCTTTCCTCCTTAAAACGATAAGGGCGGGTTGCCCCGCCTCTTATACTGCGCTTATTTCTTTCGCTTTTTCGTTGAATACAACGTCCTTAACCTTGCCGTCTTTTATAGTGGGGATTGCTTTGCCGCTTGCAGTAATGACAGCGTATTCCTCGCCCTGGAGGGTAACATCGTAGCTTGTGCATTTGCACTTATAAAGCACAAAATGGACATCGCCGACATCGGCATAGTCGCACTTGGCCTCAAGCTTGAAATACTTGGGGAGATCGCTTTTGGTCAGACTAAAGGTCTGGGTCTGGTTTGGAGTTGTACCTCCCGCGGTCACCTTGCCACCAATCAGGGTAGCCAGAGCATCAAGTGAAATTACACCATGCTCGATTGACCAGTCAATTTGCTCAAGTTTGGCATAGGTATCAATTACAGTTTCGTCACCCTTTAGCTGCTTTTCAATAAAGGTAGGTGTTACTTTAAGGCTCCTTATGCCAGGCACGTCAATAGCTGCGCCGTAGGTATAGCTAGTCGAATCGTCCTTAGTTATAGGGAAGATTTTGGCATCATTAATCCCCAAAACTACAGATTCCTTTGTTAAATCAGCCATTCTCAATACCTCCTCGTAGTTTTGTGGCGATACCGCATTGATTTGTGGTAAACGCCCGTATCGTTCTCGTAAAGGTCACCGGCAAACTCCCGGCGATACCAAATGCTGGACATAACCCTGTCTACTGCCTGGGCTATTGCGGTCGTGTCACCTTTTGCCCAAATGTCAATGACCATAACGGATTCGCTTGTCAGCTCCTCGCCATCCCCCACAAGGCCAGGAGAATTGTTCTCCTCCCGGTAGGTAATGCAAGGAAAGGTCGGATTTGCCGGCAGTGACGTAAAAATAACCCCGCCTTTCAGCAACGCTGACAAGACAGGGTCGTTTGTCAATGCCTGGGCTATTTTCGGTTTAAGGTCAATCAACTGCCCACCCCCCTGCGGATGGCATCGGCAAATATCTTTCTGATATTGTTTTTATTCAATTCCAAGGCCGGTGTAAGGTAGGGCTGGGCTTTCATTCTGCTAGTTCCTAGCTCAACATAGGGAGCGTATTCGACGCTCGTACCGATTATCACCGAATACTTGTCGCGGTTCGGCCTTACGCCGCTCCCTGGAGCGGCTCTTTGTCCTGGGGAACCGTTCATGCCCTTTACTTTGCCATTTATCGAATACGACAAACTGTTTCTTAGGTTGCCGCCGACCTTTCCGCTGCCCTTTGGGTACTGCCCCACCGGGCAAAGGTTCACGGCTTGCCCATGCACCAGCAAGCCGGTCGCTTCTAATGCCATGGAAATAGCATCGTCCATCTTTTTTTTAACTTTGTCGCCGTACCATCTGATTTCTGCCATCTTATTCTACCACCCTTAGAAGTGCTTCGATGTGGTTACGGTAAGCAGCTATATACCGGATTTCGTATGCCTGGCCATTAAATAATACTCGCCTGGATAACTGGACGGCGCTGGAATAGTTGCAAAACATCCTCAAAGTAATGCCCTGTTCAACTATCCCGTATTCCCGTTCTGCAATCTCGCCCCCTATAGGCTGAATATCGGCATTGATAGCGGCAACGGTATTCCAGCTTTCAACCGGCATACGAATATCGTTATAAGTGATAGTTTTGGCCTGTATATGCACCTTGTGGGGGAGTTTCAAGGCAGGAATCATGCAAACTTCACCTTTCTGTAGGGCTTTAGCTGTATTCTTATGCTTTTTGGAATATCGTCATCTGTATAGTTTGTTGAAGAATAAGCCCCTACGGATACACTCTGCTTGTACTGCTCTGCATTCCGGTTGTAAAGCAAAACGGCAAGCCGTCCAATAACGGATTCTGCACCGTCAGGAATATCATCACGGTTGCAGTAGTCTTTGAAAAATGCTTGGGCATCCCCTATGATCAAGTCCAGCAAGCCGTCCTGGCTAACATCATCAATAGGTATCCCTAACCGTGTCATAAGCTCATAGCGACTCATGGCTATTCACCTTCTTTGTCGGTGCCGCTTTCTCCCCCGGCTTGGCCTTCGGAGTCGCTTTCGGCTTCTTTGTTCCCGCCATCATTCCCACCACATTTCAGAACCTTCCGCAATTCTTCGGTGTTCAATTTGTGATAACCCTCAATTCCGCGGTCTTTTGCTAATGCCCGAAGCTCCTGGTACGTCATTTCATCCAGGTTTTTATCTTCAGGCGGGGTTTTCACCTTGGCCGCTTCTTCGGCGGCCTGCTGGGTTGCCAACTCTCTCCGGCGACGGTTGAATCCCGTTACATCAACAACAGTCATATCATCACCTCACAAAAACCAAGAGAGGGCCGAAGCCCTCTCGTTTATCATGGTTGTTTATCCTGCCGGATTGGCTTTCACCTTTACCAAGAAGTGGGCGTTCTTCTCGACGGTGTATCCCATGATTCCGACGTTGCTGTCGTCAACTGTTATTTTGATGGTATCGTTTCCGGCCCAGGTACCGCCAAGGGCAATATTAAATTTGCCAACGCCGTTTTCAAAAGCAAGGTTAAACGTTGCATCAGTGCCTGCGGCTCCAGCGTCTCCGTCATCAATCGCAATAGTGCCGGCTGATGTAGTGATGTCAACCTTCACTTCCCGGGTGCCGTTGAAAAACTCCAACACCTTGTCTTTGGCCTTGTTCATCACCTGCAGGGTCACAGGCACCACAAGGTCATCGTTCGCTTCTGTAACCGTAGGCTGCAGTGCCGGTCCGTCCCCACCTTCTCCGGTCATGGCCGGGAGGATAACGAGGTCAACGTCACCCCCAGCTGCGTCCTCAAACCCCTTGAGGTGCTCATAAAACTCATTCGGGGTGAAGGTGAAGCGCTTAAGATAGTCTAAGATCCTCATCTACATCACCCCTTATTAGCCGCTATGAGCGGTTACAAGCTTGTGTTTGAACTGGACTATGCGCACGTTCTTCGGCTCATATACACGCTCCCAGTTAGCAAAATTGGCCAGCTCGGTATTGGATGGGGTAGCCCCTGCAACAGAAGCATTCTTAAATGCAACTCCACGGGGATGGAGAATAAAGTGTCTCCGGCTTACAAGGATGTCGTCACCGGCCAGTATATCTCTCCCTGTTTCAGTAGGTTTGGGAGCTCCACCTTCGCCCCAACCAAAAGCGCCCTGACCAAAGATATAGGTTGTGTATACTCCGTTGGAAACCGGCAGTCCGTCATCTACCACAACACGCTTGCCCAGGAAATAAGGTACCTCGGGTTCGCCCTCGGACGGCTTAATGTACTCGATGAGGTCATCTTTCGCCAGCTTCGCCACCGTTGCGGAGTGCATCGCAAAGCCAGTCAGCTTATTCGCATTGTCGCCCAGTTTATAGATAGCGTCAACGGCGGTTTTTGCACTGATAACATCAGCATCTTTAGCTGTCGGTGTACCGGAAATGTCGTGCTTGTTGTAGTCCATACCGGTTGCAGTGTTGCCAAAAATTCCGTCCAGGGTCTTAATCAGGATAACTTGAAAACGTCTTGCCCAATAATCAGCTACTAAGTTACCTATAGCAGCCATTGGATCGTCACCGGACAATGCTTTGGCCAGGTCATTGACGCTCCATGCTTTACCACGGGTTAAGAGCGCTGCAACGTCCTGTCCTGCCTCTATCTTGCCAACGGTCAAGGCATCGGTATCGCTAATCACTTCATCATCGCCGTCCAGGTCCTCCCAAAACGGCATATTAATCAGTTTACCTCCGGAGCTTGCCAGTCTGTCCAGTTCGGGCGTTCTAGCTATGATTCCGCTCTGATAAAAAGCAGAGAGTTCAGCAGTGCGCTGAATAACATAAGGGTTAAACACTTCAGGAACTATAACATCGGTAATAATGGTTTTAGTTACTTCCGGCATATCTATTTACCTCCTCGTGTTATTTGGCTTGCGCCATCAATTGTTTGGCCAGTTCGGGGTTTTCCCGAAGAATCCGGCCCTGTTCAGTTAAGTTAAAGGTATCCTTCTTCCAGGGGTTAATCTGGCTTGTACCAGGGCTCCCTAGACTCGGAGTTCTGCCTTTTTCTTTGAACCTTTCTTCCACCGCCTTCTGGATGCCCTGTTGCCAAATGCTTTCCAAGGCAGTCAAGTTATTCATGGTGCTATCCTCGTCTTGCCCCACGAAGTAGCTAATAAGTTCAATAGGCAGCCCCTTCTGTGTTGCAAACGCGGTTGCTTTGTTAATCAGCTCAAACCTGATTCTGGCCTGGCGCTCCTTCGCCAGTTCTTCCTCAAGTTTGCGAAGCCGTTTCTGCTCCTCGGTTTCCCCGGGAAACCGCTTTTGAATTTCCTCCTCAATCAGCCCAGGCAGGGTCTTTTCCTTCCAGGTTTCAAGCCCTTTGGTGAAGTATTGGTCTAACCTGGGCTGTAAGAGTTTCTTGCCCTCTGCGGTATCCAAGAACGCCGCAACTCCCTCCGGTGTTGGCTTACTCAACCCCGCCAGGTAGTTTTTGACCTCCTCTGTGTCCTTGTTAGCCTCCAAATAAGCTTTGATTTCTTCCAACGTCATAAGATTATCCTCCTTATTTTTGCCCTTGCAGTTCTGGCCTGCAAGTCCAATGTGATTATTCTTCTTCCTGTATATCTATCTCAGCAATTCTATCGGCCAGAGACATTAATTCGCTAGCTATTTGGCGTAATTGGTTCTCCACCACACTTGTGTCTAACTTCACAGTAACGGTTATGGTTTTTATCTCTGTCATAATTAAATCCTCCTCTTATTTGCCCTCACCAGTTCGCGCCTGGGAGTGCGGTATTTGAGCATAAAAAAACACCCGCCTGAGCGAGTGTCAATTCCATCTTATCATTCGAGATAAAACCACCCCCCAAATTACTTTACTGTATTATTATACCATTCTTGGTAGGTCGTTGTCCTAATAACAACGTTCTTTCCGGTTACTGGGTCCCTCGCTCGCCTTAGCTGCGGCTCCATGCCCTCAATCTCAGCCCTGACGCTACAGCGGCAGTTTACATCCATGGACGGCACTCCGAAGCCGCCAGGGTACATGGCTTCCATGCCGGCTATTTTGAACGGCTCGTCTATATCAACTTTCTGCCCGTCAAGTGCCCTGTGC